GGAGAATGATGCAGACTTCCCGGATGTAAGTGTATAGCTAGTCGTTACAATCAAGCTATTCTCTTGGAATACAGTATCACCACCTGCACCAGTAGCACCAGCACCCCCTACAGAACCCCAAGCAGAACCGTTATATCCTTCAAATGCACTAGTAGATGTATTGAACCTAAAGTAACCAGTTTGAGGACTACCATCACGTTCAGCAGTAGTGCCATTAGGAATATCAGCAGAGCCAGTTGTAGATGTTTGTGGAACAAAGCCAGTACCAGACACGTAAGCCGCAACCCATACACTGCCAGTGTAAACATTCATTACAGCAGTAGATGAGTTAAAGTATAAAGCGCCAGCAAGTAAGGCATTGCCATCATTGTCTACAGTAGGAGCTGATGATTTAGAGCCTAAGTATCTGTCATCAAAGTTATCAAAGGCAGTTAGCGTTTGGTCTCTAGCCGCCTCAGCCGCAGTCTGTGCAGATGCCGCAGATGTAGCAGAATTGGATGCGTTCGTAGCAGAAGTAGAAGCAGCGCTAGCAGAGTTAGACGCATTGGTTGCTGATGTACTAGCGGCACTAGCAGAAGTAGAGGCATTGCTTGCTTGTGTAGTTGCTGTGCTTGCAGATGAGCTTGCAGATGACGCGCTATTAGATGCATTAGTTGCTGATGTAGATGCACCACTAGCACTTGTAGACGCATTAGAAGCTGATGTTGCAGCCGCAGTAGCAGAGTTCCCAGCATTGGTAGCCGCAGTAGATGCAGTAGAAGCAGATGTAGATGCGTTACTTGCACTTGTCGCCGCGTTAGTTGCAGCCGTCTCAGCATTTGTTTCTGCCGTCTCAGCGTTAGTCTCAGCAGTCTCAGCATTAGCTTCAGCAGTTTCAGCAGCAGCCTGTGCAGCCTCAGCAGCAATCCTAGCCTCACCAGCCGCAGCAGCATCAACAACTAATCCCCACTTAGCAGAATCAGCGTTAGTGCTTATTGGCAATGAGCCAGTAGATGTGTGTGCTGTTAATACAATGTAGACGTTAGAGTTAGTCGTATCTTTAACTAAGTCACGGTTTTGGTATGATACGCCAGAGGCCCAGTTACCACGCCAGTTACCAATAGCATCACCAGCAATAGGATTACCGTTAGAGTCAAAGGCTAATGTCTTGCCAGCCCTAGCAGTATTAACTGGCAATGTCATGTTAATATTAGTAGGGTCAGTAACAGGAGCCTTAATGCCACGCTCTGCTGTCTCAGCTACTTGTTGAACTAGGATTGTCTGTGAATCCATCTCATCGTTCAATGTGTTAGCAAAGAAGTCACCACCAGTAGTAAAGTCTGTGGTACGCTGTATTGCTCGTGCGCCAACAATAGTTATACGGTCAGAGCCAGTAGCGGCAGAGACAAGAGTAACCGAGCCAGTTCCCAATGTAGAACTAATGCTAACGGTATAGTCTGTTGTAAGCGTCAGCAACAAGTCATTCTTGTATACCTTGATGTCTGTGTTAGTCAACACTTCAAAGTTAAACGCATACGGCCCAACACCTGCTGAGCCTGTGTAGACTATACGTCTTGATACGTTACTAATTGGATAATCTGCCATGCTATTTAGCCCCTTGTCCTACGTCTCTAATTATGTCTGCCCGTTCTTGAATTCGTGCTTGTATATCTTCAGAATATTGCGAGTTAGTATATAACAATTTCCTCGCTTTAGAAAATGTTTCTTGAATATAATCGTTTATCATTGATTGTTGTCTGTATAATGGCAAGTCCTTAATTTCTTCAGCATAACCTACAATACCTTCTTGTAAGTTCAAACCTGCTGGGTCGTTAGCAATTAACAACATTTCGTTATATTCATTTGGATTTAAGTCAACGGTAACACTTAATCCTTTTTCAACTGCTTCAGTTAAGTTCCTTGCTGGCATTTTTACTTTAGCGCCAGTTTGAATAATGATTTGGTCAGCCTCAGTTTGCTTGCCTTCCTTCATTCTGATTGGCGCCCAAGCATACTCATACTCTACAGGCTCACCCCATAAGTTAAGTTTTAACGGCAATGTATTGCTTAAGCCGGGAACCGTATTCAATACATCATTAATGCCTTGTCGAATACCAGTAGGTAAACTACTTTCTGCATTAGCATCAATCTTGTATTCGCGTTGATATGGGTCTGTTTTTTCACGAACAGAAGTAACCAATCCGCTTAATGGGATAACTGTTCTGCCAGCAAAGTTTACTAATGACTGACCAAGCGTGTCCATCAACTTAACAGCGTCATCCTGGTTAGAGCGATAAGACATGCCAAGTGATGATGAGATATTGCTTAAGCCTTGCAAGAATGGGCTTTGCATCATGTAGTCATAGAAGCCATAAGCAAGACCAGCTCTCATTGCATTGATTTTGCTATTGTCATTCTCATACTTAACGTATTCGTGATAGTTAGCAGACATGGCCATGAACGCACCAATAGGCTCCATGCCTTGATATGACACGTATACTTTGCCAGCATAATCACCAGAGCCATAACGAACGTCTACAGGTAATTTAGCAAATTCCTCTTTTTGTGATTCCGTCATATCTGAGAAGTCAAACACTAAACTATATGGTTGCCATCCTTGACGCATCAAGGCATCACGTTGACCTTTATCTGCTGGGCCTGCCCCAGTAATCTTACCTTCTTCAGCGTAGCCAGCCATCATCATGCCAGCACTTGTTCCCATGCCAATCTTAGCCAAGGCCATGTCGCCTTCTTTGCCACCTTTAGCAATGTCACCTCTAATCTTTTTGCCTAATGCGGCTAGTGGTGTACGCTCCAACACTTGCAAGTTTAAGTTTACTGGAGTGGTAACAAATGGTATTTGCAATCTAGCCAAGAAACCCATAGCTGAATCATCGCTAATGAGTTCTTGTGCTTTCTTAGCCCATCCCTCTAACGGCTTAGTAAATGTAGCCTCTTGAGCTAAAGCATTTAGTTCGTCAGGCGGATTGTCGTATACATTCTGCACTGCTTTGTCGTATATGTTTTCAGCATCAGCAGAACTACTGCCAGCCTTAACAGCATCATCGTAGGCTTTAATGCCATTACGAGTTGCCATTGCTTCCATTTCAAAGCGATAGTTAACGCCTTTAAAGAACTCATCCGCAGTCAATAAAGAACGACCAGGCAATGTAGCTACAAAGTTTATGCCCTTTAAGAAGCCTGCTAATGGACTGTCAGCGTTGTAATCAAATATCTCAGTCCTAGCTTTAGCGATACCAATCTTATTGGCATCATCCATAGTAGATGAGTAACCTTCTTTGGCTGCAAACTTAGCCATGTTAAAGCCATCTTTAATTGCTTGGGTAGTAGCAGACAAACTAGAGAATATTTCAGAAAAGTAATACTGCTCATCAGCCCCTAATCCCATTGCCTTTCTTGCAGTGCCTACACCAGCAGCTCCAGCCTTTTCAGCCAAACGTATTGGCATCATAAGAGTGTTACTTATCGCGTTCTTAACATGTGTTGCTGGGCGAGATAAGATGTTGTTAACAAATACAGAGAACGCTTTGTCTTTCCATCCACCAATAGCAGTAGCATCAATTAATTTAGAACGTTTAGCTGCATCTGCTTCGCTTAGGAACGCATCAGCAAATTTACGCAAGTCAGAACTAGACATCAAGCCACTTGTAGCTTCTTCAAGATTTACAAAGCCTTCACGCGGTATACGCATAACTGCAAGAGATTGCGCTACGTTTGTTTGATAGCCCTTTACACTGCGTTGAATTAAGCTATGAAATGAAATGGTTTGCATTGCCTCTAGCTCGTCGGCAGGAGTAATGCTTTCTGGATTATCTTTAAAGCGTCTCATTAAATCTTGCAAATGTAATGCACTAGACTTCTGAGCTTCTAAAGCCATGTAAGTGTTTTTAGGATTTACAGTAAGAGTGCCTTCTGTTAACTTGCTAATAAACGTATCATCCATGCCTGCTGATTTAGCAGATGCAACTACATCCTCAAATGTAATGTTCTCTGTTTTAATATTGCTTGTTTCGGCAATAGATTTAACAACTGATTGCAAGTCGACATCTTGAGACAATACTGGTAGATTGAATGGCTGCTTAACTGTATTCAATTCATCTTTAGCTTGAGCTAATTCTTCTTTAGCTCCAGCAACGCCATTAGCCGCATCTTCTTCTAACTTCTGCACATTGGCATTTTGTTTTTCAAGAACTGGGGTAGTAGAGTCAATCGTTTCCTGTAATTGTTCTACAGTTACTTGTGGCTCCTCATTAATCTTTTGCTGTATCTTTCCAGCTTTAGTAGCTTCTGTTTTAGTGCCAAGACCAGACTTCTCTGCGCCAATAGCCATTTCTTTAACTTGCTCACCAGCAGGCTTAATCTTTTCAATAACAACGGTTGGCTTAACTTCACGCTCAAGTGTTTTCTTTATAGCGCCACTTGTCGCTTTTTCTATTATCTTTTTACCAATAGCCCCAACACCAGCCACCATTTCTGTTTCACCAGTAAAGACTGAATCAGCTTCAGATATTGGCAATGACTCATCAATAGCTGGGATGTCACCAGTTAATTGGTCAATTTGAGCATTAATGTTTTGATTAATCATTCTTCAGCCTTTTGTTTTGACGCCTCTGATGCCGATATTGTAGCAGTTCCAGTTGCCAGTTTAGCTTTATTTTTCATAGCAGTCTTAGCAATTTTAGTTACGCCTTTCTCCACTAGCTTACCAGCAGGGCCAAGTAATGATAACTCTGCCCCAGCCTTGCCAAACTCAGGCTTTAACCTAGTTTGCAATCCGCTACCTACAGTAACAGGCATACCGCTACCAGCAGTCTTTAATGCTTCTGATGTACCAGTATCAACTGGCATTAAGTCGCGCAATGTAAAATCTATGCCCCCAATATTAACTGAGCCTAAACCTTCTAAAAATTGTGCGGCTTGTTCAACACCAATCCCGGCTAACTCAAGTCCTCTTTCATACGCGCTTTGTGGCATGTTTTGCACTGTAGGTTTATTATTTGCAAGCACTCGCTCAACCGGAGTTTCGTCTGGCAATATGTCCGCATACAAATGTGAGTCGTATTCTTCACCGTAAAGCTGTTCTAATGTTTTCATAATGCGCCAGCACCTAATCCAGTAATTGCTTTCTTAGCTTGGTAGTTTTTATATTGACGTTGCAACTTTACCTTTTCACCATCACTTAGCCCTCTTTTAGCCGCATAACCTTCAGGGGTCATGGTATCAGGGTTAAAGCCAATGAAGCTATTTTTCATAGAATCATACGCATTAGTCTGAGATTTTTTAGCTTCTTGAACTTGCTCTGATTTAGGGTATTCTTTAATAGCCAATTGAGTAGCTTCATTTGGGCTATACTTTAATGAGCCATCAGGATTAGTCTGCACTTTAAAACCTTCAGCCAATTCATTAATGCTTTGAATACGTTTGGCAGTAGGCAAATCAACTGGAGACATAGGGTCTTCAGCCGCGCCAGCAGCGGTTCTAATCTGAGCTTTATTATTAGCAACTACTTTACTAGCCATGCTTGTAATTAAATTAGCGCGTTGCTTTCTTGTTAGCGTTGGGTATAAAGCGTTTAATTGTGCTTCAGTAGTAATGCGGCCATAAATAATATCAGACTCAGCATGAGCGCCAACTAACGGGTCACCTTTAGCTTCATCGTCACTTTTAGGATTTAATACGCCATCAAGTGTAGATTGTGTAATAGCATTACGTTTAAATAAGTCTCTAGCTAGATTGCGCTTTTCTTTGCTGTTATCAGGTAACTCATATAGCTTAATAACATCATTGTTATCTTTTTCTTTGTTTTGCAATTTAGCATAATCTTCTGCTTGTTTGTTAGCATTGATTACATCGCTCCATGCAAGTAACGAATTCTGTCTGACCTTTTTCTTTTCATCTTCAGGCAGGCTTGCATACAATGCAGATGACTCACCAAAGTCACCAGCTCTAATTTTTTGTGCAGCAGTAACAATGTCTTTTGCATACGCATCAGATGTAGCAACTTCAGTAAAATGATTTAACTTAATAGCATCAAATTCTTTTAGAAATTCATTTGCTTTAGTTTGTGCAAACTCTGTACCACCTTCACGTGCTTGCTCATATACACGTTTAAACAATAAGTTCTTAGCTTCATCAAGTAGCGCTGGGTCAGTAATAGTAGCAACCATTGCTTTTGCTGCTCTTTCGCTATAAATTAAATTTTCTTGTGCTAGTATCTGTTGGTCGTTAATATAATCAGCAGTTAGTTTCTTTGTTGCCTCTTTGTAGAAAGCACCAGCAGTGGCGCCCATAGACTGTTTAAATCTAACGGCAGACTCAGGGCTTATGTTTGCTAACGGCTTTTCAAATCCAGTAACAGCAGACTCAAACTTTTGTTTAATCTCAGCAGGGTCAGTTAGTTCTTTTCGCTCTACTTGAGAAAGTATGTCCGTTAATGCAGCTTGACCATGCACCTCAAGTTGTGACCGTAATTGCTCACCTTGAAACTTACGCAACGTATCTTCCCAAATCTGACCGCCACCACTAGCTTTAATTAAATCTTCAGCATTGATGCCATTAGATTGAGCGTTCTTTAACTGGTCAATTGTAATTGGATTGTCTAACGCAAATTGTTCAGCTTGCTTTGCTGTAGTCTTTCCAACTTCAGTAAATGCGTAATTAGATAACCTATCTAATTGAGCAGATAATGTTTGTGATTGCTTGAATGACTCACGCACATTGGCAAAGTCTAACTGAGGTAAGTCAGAGTAAACGCGGCCAGTAGATTGATATCTTGGTAAATCAGCCATTATCTATAACTCCATGTGCCTTCAACGACAGGGGCTTTTGTTGTTGCTGTACCGGGTCTGCCACTTTGGTATGAAGCAGCAGCCATTCCAAGTTTGCCAATAGCATCAAAGTAAGAACCAGTAATAGCATCTTTTGCCGCCTCGTTTAACATGTTAGATTGTATCTCACCGAACGACAATGCACTCTTAGCGCCTTCTTGCAATACGCCAACGTCTTTACCTGCAACCTTAGTGCTACGCTCTTGTATTAACTTAGCAGAGCCAGAGAAGCCTGATACGCCACCAGCAAAACCTTTAGCCGCAGCAGTAGCATTATTCTGCAATACTCGCTCTAATACTGAGTTAGCTTGTTGCTCATACTGCAAAGCATCACGACTAGCCTTTAATGTAGCTTGCTGTGCTTGCATACGATACATTGTTGCTTGTTGCTTGCCTTGGCGTATAGAGCCAACAGCCGACATAACCCCAGCTCCAGCAGCAATAAACGGAATAGCAAATGACATAATTAAGTTCCTTGATGTACAGCTATTTTATATTCCATCCCAAGCAAAGTAAACTTGAGTGGATATGTTTGCGTAATTGTAATCTTAGCTTCATTGCTATAGCCAAGAATACCATTCAATATTTTAGTTCCAGTAAACTCTGGGATGTCAGTATCAAGTATACCAGCAGTGTCAAATGTTCTAAACGGAACTTCTATGCCATTAATTTTCATGTGCTGAGTTTCTAACACGAGCGCATTAACTTCAACAATACGTTTCTTAAAGCCAACTCGTGTTCCAGTTTGTAACTTAACATCTACTGGCATAGTCCTAGCTTCTACTGCAATGGGTAATCCAATCTCATAACTCGCTGTAGATGCCCTAGGGAGCGTCACAGTGCCACCAGAACCGACAATCTCATCGGCTTGAACCAATCCATCCAACAATAGGTTTGTAGTCTTTCCTACGAGGTGTGAGACGGTCAATGATGATATTGCTCCACCAGTCTTAGCACAGTCTGTTAGCAACGTATTATCAAAGCGTTCTACATAGTATTGAACCACGCCATCAATTGTACGCTTAACTACAGAATAGATAGTAGTAATGTCTACACCAATCTCTTGGAACTCGCCACCAGTAGTTATAAACTCTGATGGGGCAATCACATTCTCTACACGCAATAATGAGTAAGCAGCAATGGTGCCGTCTGTAGCATTGACGATTAACAGCAAGTCATTCTCATCAGTATCTACAGCCTTACGCAATGCCATGCGTTTAGGGCCTTTAAGCAAGTGACCTGATAGCAATGAAATCTTGCTAGTAATGTAGGTAAGTTGCGTATCGCTAAACGACACTTCGCTTAATGATTTGCCTTGACGCTGTATAAATAACGTGCCTGCATCCAATAACTGAACACGAACACCAGGCTTGCTACCATTACGACCTGCACTGTTTACAAAGAATGACGCTGGAGTAATTGGCTCTAAGCCTTGTTGTGGCACATAGAACTCACCGCCAGTAGTAAACACTTGCAAGTCACGACCACTAATCATATCTACAATGGCGTTAAATGTATTGGTATCTAGCGTAGCTTCTACAGCATCATCATCAAAGCCTTCTGTCGGCTCAAAGTCAAAGAACTGACCTACACGGCTACCCCATATAGTTGATGGCCTTGACTTGCTACCACCAAAGAATAGTCGACCTTGATGGAATGTAACTGAGCGTGGCCAACCTTTAGTTGATGACCATACGTCTTCATAGCCAGTCTCTAATTCCCAACTACCTGACGCAATGGCAGATGAGTTGAAGAATGGGAACTCTGTCACAGCATTGACTACAGTGCCACTAACGTAAGCAACAATCTTTGCGCGACCTTGTGGGGTAGCATTGATGTATTGCCCAACATGGCCTGAGGTAAACACGCTAGATGACGCAGTTAATGTTATCTTGCCTGATACAGCAGATGGAGTTAACGTCGCAGATGGATTGCTATACGCTATTGTGTAAGCATACTTAGGGATGCTATCAAGTGTTAAGTTAGATGCTGTCCAAGATGAATCAGAGCCACCACGAACAATCTTAACTGGCGCCATAGTCTCTTGGGTAACAATCAATGTATCAGCAGATTGTGTCCAGCACATATCGTTTAATACAGATGAGCCAACAGTAGTAACTAGGTAAGGATTGCCAGTGCCATTAATGTTAGTAACCAATGCGCCATTCTTAAACACATACATGCGATTATGCGTAAAGCACAGCATGTAGCTGTCAGATGTTGAGAACTCAAAGGCAACTAAGCGTGAACCATTGCCAGCAGACTCAGTGCCAGAGTTAGGCAATGCAGTAACGTAACGTGTACCCGGTCTACGAGTAATGCCGCCTTGTGGCTGACAGACTACGTTTGTAGCTTTTTCTAAAGCATTACCGTATGACTTTAAATCATTACGCGCACGAATAAGAGGGTCAAGCTCACCAGCCGTGAAGTTTGTCTGCATTGTGACAAAACGAGCCATCTACTATCCTCGTACAGAAATTAGAGAGAAATCTTTAATGCTATTTGCTGGTTGGTTTTGGCCATCAATATTCATGGCAGTACGCATATAACCACCACGGCCATTCTCACCTGGAGAGCCTACTGCAACACCTTGCCAATAGGCAGCCTTCTCAGTCTGGTCAGTGATTGGAATTGATATATGCCATGCTGTTAAGTATTTGAGCAACTGAATAAACCACACTGGCATTTCAGTCTCAGGAGTGTAATACTGGTAATCGACGTAAATAACTTCTTCGTTAGTCAGTAACTTTGAACCCATGATACGGTAAGCCACAATTGGCACTTCGTTTAAACCACTAGAGTTATACACAGCACGAGGCGCACCAAGCCTATCAGCAGGCATTTGGTATTCATACTTAAACTCATTGGTTGGGGTTGTTACTAGACGAGCAAGTTGCGTCTTCTTGAATGAAAAGCTCCATGGATAAATCATCAGAGCTTGGTCACGAATATCTGGGTATAGGCGGTCACATACAGAGGCTTCGTCTGTACCTTCAGTGAATGATGTGATTGGTTTTGCGCCTAGCATTAGCAATGCGTCAGAACAAATAGAAACTCCAGAATCACCAGCAGCCATATATACCTCTACATAAATAAAAGCCACCCCACTTTTCAGCAGGGCGGCTAGTGTATTACTTATTAATCACCATCAGTGTTAGCTAATGTTGTACCATCGTTTACATCTACAACGCCAGAAGCGTTAGAAAGAACGTAAACTAAAGTAGCAACAGCAGTAGAACCTGTTGATGTTACGCAGTAGATTAAATCGCCAACGCTTAATACTGTTGCCAAGCCATTGAAATAGCCTGAAGTATTAACGTCTGCAATCGCATCTGTTGTTTTGTAAGCATAAATAGCTGGAGAGTTACCAGCTTTAGATGCTGCTACGGTTGAAAAACCAGTTGATGAATATGCCATTGTTTATCTCCTTAAGATTCACGAGCAACAATAGACACAATACCTTCTGCGTCGATAGTAGTTGCGCCAGCAGAGAACATAGATGCAACCAAGAAAGATGTTTTTTCTGGGATGTAATTGATTTCTGTTTTTGGAGCAATACCTTCGCCGTAGCCGATAGCATCTTTGTGGAACGCAAAACATGTACGGTCTAATGAACCATCAATTGCCAAACCACCTTCTGTGCGGTCGCCAATAACATGGAATTTAAAACCTAAGAATGTATCTAGTTCACCGTTTACTAATGCTTTAACAGTATTGAAGTCAGAGCTAGTTACTGCTGTCTCTGCCAATAATGATTGTAAACCATTAGAGTGAATGATAATGCCACGGTCTGTAGGTGGAACGTTGTTTTTGTCCATCAAGCCTTTAGCTTGACGAAGTTTAGCTACGTTCATGTTTGTATCTGTACCACCAACGTCGTTGCCAACTGCTAATGATGTGCCAGAAGCAGCCAAAGCATCAAGAATCAATTGGTCTTGACGACGGCCAATAGCATTACCTAATACTTGAACAAGCTCTGAACGCTCATCAAAGTTTACTTTAGCTTGAGAGAATATGTCGCTGTATTCAGCAGCAATCCAGTCAGCTAGCGTTAATGTAACGTTAGAAAAACCAACGTTTAATGGTGTTACATCTGTTTGACCAACACGAGGTGTAGCAACGCCACGACCTACTTTTGGGAATTTAACTGTAGAACCTTCTACTCCACGACGCTGACGTACAGCACCTACCAACATTGCTTTACCTTGGTATGCTTGTTTAACTTCTGCGTCAAAGAGGGTTACAAAAGCATTTGATAGACCAATACTCATTTTGTATCTCCTAATAACGAATTATAAATAAAGTTTGTGCTGTGGTGTGCCGCGAAGCGGGCCGTTGCTTGCTACTTACGGAAGCCAATCGTCAAGGTTACTTGAGTTCGGGGTCAATTTAATGATATGCCCACGCTCTTTATATCACAGTCAATAAATAAATACAATTGTTTTCTACAGATTGATAAGAAATATTTATGATTAGGACAAAAAAATACCCAACCGAAGCTGGGTATCGTTGATACATTTGCAGTTAATTGAACGCTTGGTTAAACATTCTTTCAACTTTAGTGCGGTAAGCTGCATCTGTTTTATAACGTGGGTCAGCTACCATACCCATCAACTCGTCTTTAGATGGCGCACCATCGATAGGCATTGATTGTGTAGGAATACGACCTTCATAGGCTTCGCGTAGTTTAGTTAATGCTTGAATACCTTTTGCAGTACCGCCCATAAACTTAAATTCTTCAAAGTCATCTTTGCCCCAAATGCCTTTCTGAACTAGGCCACCAGCCCACTCAGTCATGCCTTTAATGATAACGTCAGCATTGGGGCCTAACGCTTTCTTCTCGGCAGCAGCATCAAACTTAGCTTGTTGTTGCACAGAGCCAGCTTTCTCTATCACGCCACCAACTAGAGCATCAAGAGCAACTTGGCTTACGCCATACTCTTTAGCCCAACCTGACACGTGTTGACGAACTGGGTCGTCTTCTGGGGTTTCGCCAAATGCTGAGTAATCATAGTTACCATCTTCTGGTGCTTTATGTTTACCTTGGCTAATTTGTTTCCGTAAATCTGTCCAAGATTTTGCTATGGCCTCAAGGTCAGGCTCCGCATCGCCTTTCTTCCAAAAGTTTTCAGGCCACCAATCTGGGCGCTCTAACGGTGAGTCATCTTCTGGTGCTTGTAGATGGCTTATTTCCGACTTGCTTGTATCTACTGGCTCGTTACTTTCTAGTGAAATATTATCCAATAAGCCTTCAGCAGGTTGTTCTCCGCCTTGGGGTTGGGTATTTTCTTCGGTCATTTAAGTTCCTTTGCTTGTTTAATCCGTGCTTCTAAATCCCTAATGACGCTACATTGTCCTTCACGATAAAATGCAAAGCTAGGGTCAGCTCCCGGCACGGCGACAGGATGCTCTAATATTGTATTGCGTAACCAATCCATTAACTTCTTACCATCTTCGTTAGATGCAAGCACACGATGACATAGCTTAGCCAAGTCTTCACGCGCCTGCTCTACCTTGCGTATGTCTGTAGCTTGAAACTCAAGCCCTTCCCATCCATCAAGCGTTGCCATTACATTGCACCTTTCATCGCTTCACCTGCAACTTGCGCCGCCATCTCTGGGTTTTGCTGTGCAGCTTGTTGTGCCATTTGCATAGCCTCTTGCTTCATCATATCACGCTCTGCTGGTGAGTTACGTACTGACTGAGGTATAGCCATCTTATCTGCAATCAAGTCTAGCAACATATCAGTCTTAAGTGCGAACTGACCTTCTGGCCCAGCTTGTTGTGTAATCTGCAAGTATTGCATAATGTTTTGCACATCATCCATATTCTGTGACATGGCTAGTGGTGAGATAGGCGTTACTTTAATCTCAAGGCCATTTACTTTTAATGGCAAATCAATAATGCCACGGTCATCCATAATCTGTAGTATCTTCTCTACAAGTGGAACCATAGTCTCGTTAATCAAGCGACCAAAGGCAGAGCCTAAGTTTTGTGATAACTGTTTCATGCGTTCAATAACTTCTGTCGCAGAACGAGCAGACATGTTATCTGGTGGCAATGACTCATCTAGCAAGATAGACTTAATGTTCATACGCAAGTCGTTCATCACGATTTGAGATACGTTGAAGTCACCAGCGCGTGGTAGAGGCTTCAATGACTCGCCTTGTGGCCCACCGTTACGAGCTACAGGAATAATCACGCCCGGAGCGATTGTGACAGTATTAGGGTTAAGCACACCATCATCAGCCGCCGTATACACACCAGCAATAGCCAATGACGCATTTTTAAGCACTAACTCTAGCACTTTGTTCAATGTCTTGATGTCAGGCAATGCTGTGATTAATGGGCCACGACCATAGATTTCACCAGCCACTTTCATGTAACGACTGACAACCCAAGGGCTAAACTTCATACGACGGTAAACAATCTCTGACTTGCTTTCCTTGTGGATAACATGGTAGCAATAGTCACCGCGTTTAGCATCAAACACTGTCGCTTCTATTAACTCGATGTCTTCTGTAGGCTTCTGCTCAATCTTGCTTTTTAATGTGCCTTCAATCTTAGCGTCTTTCCATTGCTGTGATATAGCCTCGCCTTTTAAACGCATACGACGATACACGTTATCAACACGACCATTAGCGCCTTCTTCAAATGCAACTAGGAACTGTGGCACTGGGATGAAGTTAATAGGGCTGGTATCATCACCGGGTTGCACCATCATTACTGACGTACCAACGCAAAGGTCTAGCAATGACTCGCCTACAGCAATGTCAAAGTTAGATTGCTTGATAGTAGCAAACATCTTCTCGGTATAAACGTCTAACGCACCTTGGGCTTCAGCCTTACGGTCAGCAGGTATATCAGTGCCAGCCTCAAGACGACACCACTTAGTTTGCGGTGGGAATATGCCAGACTGCATGCGGTTAGCAAAGCGTTGTGTAGAGTTAATAGCCGTAGCATCAAAGACACGATTCATCTTCTTGGCACCGCCTACCTTGCCATCGTAGAATCCGTCATACAGATTACGTTGTGGCAATGCAAACTCGTAAGCCTCGTCATACAGGCTACGGAACTCCTCTTTCTTAGTCAGAGCAATCTCGTGACGTTTTAAAATATCTTCTGGTTTTAATCTCATTTCAGCCATAATTTTTCCTATTCATACCATTCAATTCTTAAGTTACAAGGGTGAGGTTGTGCATTTACATTTTTTAGCCTAAACAAGTATGTTGTCAATGGAGCCAACACAAACTCAAAGCTATAACTGCCACCACCACCCCCTTTGTTACTAGTAGGGATGAACTCAGAATACACCTCTGTGCCTACTGACGTTACAGTTGGAGCAATGACAGCGGCCGCAACGCTAGTTGTAACAACGTTTCTGTTTCTACGATGCTTAGTTAATGCAGTTCCACCAGATGTTGTTGGCGCTTCGTACATATAGAACTCAGACTCACCAGCACTTTCGTATTGAAAGATAAGGTGTGGCGTTGTGCCAGCAGGAAATGCTAATGCAATGTCTATACTAGACCCAGCCGCCAATCCAGCAGAGTATGGGTACATCTTATAAACATAATATGCTCTAGCTTCATGCAGACGTAGATGGTTTACGTCAATCGTAGGCATTGACCTATCAGAGCCAATGACTTGTTGCACACCATCCTTGTCTGTATAGGTCGGCGATACAAACCTAGACTTAGTGCTTATGGATTCGCGTTCAACTTGTATAGCCATTATTTACCTTTCTTAGGTATGCCAGCTTCACTCATTGCTATGGCTACGGCTTGGTCATGGCTAGTTACTTTGTCGCCAGAACTAGATTTAAGTGTGCCAGCTTTATACTCACGCATAACTTTAGCCACTTTCTTTTGCATTTTAGATGTCTCTTTCATGCTAGCCCCCTAATGTGCTTGCTGCTGATAAGCCTTCTTGCGCGTTAAGCCTCTCTGCTGAAAGCAACATACGAGAACCACCACGAGTACGAGCCGTCTTTTTAGCCGCTAGTTCTTCTGCCATAGTTCTACTTGACGCTTCATTTACAGCTTGTTGAGCAACAGAAGCCATGTTAGGCGTAGCTTTTACTTCAGCAACAGCAGGGTTACCACCACCAGCAGGTTTACCACCACCAATAACTTTCCCCATGCTATGCTCCTAGAGTTGTTGATGGAGTTAAGCCTTCTTCAGGGTTTAACCTAGATTCAGACAATAACAAACGTGAACCACCACGCGCACGAGCTAAACGCTTAGATGCTATCTGCTCATTTAGGTCACGCTTTTCTTCTTCAGCTTGCACACGCATCTTCTCTGTGTCAGCTTGTGATTGCTTTAATTGCTCTTGAGCTGCCGCTGCCGCTGCGCCACCACCACCGCCAATAAGTTTACCCATTCCTATCTCCTAACCATTAAATCATAATCAAGTTTATCGTCGCTATACGCTTCCATAGTACACTCAGATATAAAGCCGATAGCTTTAGCCCAAGAAATAGCACGCGCATCCGATGTTTTAACAGTTATTTGCAATCTATGCAAGCCCATAGCTATCTCACATATATCTGCCACTGTAATTCCTATCTTAGTCATGGCAATTGGCCGAGTTCTTGCTACGTCTCCGATGACAGACCACATCTCTCCAACCCCTTTCCACAGTGGAACACAGCCAAAACAGGCGACTGGCTCACCATACAAAAAGCAAGTAAAAGCAAATCCGTATTGTGATTGAGTTTCTAACAAAGCCTTGACGCCAATGATGCGTTGCGCTGAATAACCAGCAAATTCTCCAGCAGCAATGTTCATGGCATGCTCTATAGCAAACGGCGCAAAGATAACGCCTTTAACTTTAGGTAGATTATCGTTTAGGTCTTTAATACTTAAATACATCGAAGTCGCTCATCACTGTTCTTGCAAATATAGGGCCACTAGAGGCTAGTGGATTACGTGTCATACGCTTATGTTCGCCACCACCTAGCATTAAATAGCCAAATGCGTCGCCAACGTGTGAGTGTTCGTTCTTATTTGGTGCATCACGGAACCGTTCTTGCCCTGCGCCTACAGAAACACGCTTAAAATGGTACCCACCAGCTAGTGATTTACGCAACATCTTGCATGAAGTGTCCACAATCAAGCCAGGCTTACCATCAATTAGTCGTTGCATTGGGGCAGCAGCGCCTTCACGACGTACTTTAAAGTCATTTGAGTGCGTTGGTTGCGCTCTTAGCCCTAGTGTACGCAGATAATCAAAGGCTGTGACCTCATAAATGGCATCTCGTTGCATACCAGCAGGGTCGCCCCACATCATTACTTGTGCTTT